ATAATCAGTAACTTTAAACTTACTGTGTTGTTTATAAGACCTTATATCATTATGACCATTGTTTAGAACATACTGGTTATAGTCTTCTATAATCTTATAACTTGCGGAACCTCTAGTGGGTAAATTAAATAGACTTTGGACAAGAGCAATAGAATCACCACCATTGCCTGAAGAAAAATCTTTGAACCTATAAATATTATTTCTGTCAATATAAATACACATAGAAGGTGTCTTCTCCCGCGTATTAAACACTGACTTCATTTTAATATCTTGTCCTGTAAGCTTTTCTGTTAGGTTAAGATAATGTTCAAATGCCCATTCTCTTGGGACATCAGCTAAATCATATATTAAATTCTTTGTAGAAATCATAGCAACCCAATTTAAGTAAATAAAGGGGCCATTACAACCCCTTTATCTAGGAGCTGTTAATCTAAACTAAAATCTGAAGATGTTTTTCCTGGTGTTGGGAAGTCATCATCATCACCAAAGTTATCTACTGGCTTTACCTCAAGTTTCTTAAGATACTTTGCTTCATCATACTTAAGAATTCTATCAGAACCTTCTTCACCATAAGCATACTTATTGTTTTCTGCTTTTGGTAACCACATGTCATATGCAGTATAGCCAGACTTGTTTTCATATTCCTTACCGGCAACACAAAAATCTAGATACTTATCTTTAAGTGGAGCATTGTCACTAAAGTTTCTTACAAAATCTTCAATTGTATTAAACTTGTTGTCTTGCTCCTCAAACCATTTCATTATTCCAGTTGCTTTAGACAAGTTAGCCAAGAACATCATCAAAGATCTATCTCTTTGAATTTTAATTCCAGACTTTGTTTGTCCATCAGCAAATGCATACTGACTAGCTTTTACCCGACCAATTTGACCTTTAAATTTTCCTTTGCTTTCATCATCTTTATCAATCAGAAAACCTTCAAATCCATCAATTGGTTCTGTCTCAACATTTAATATTAAGTGTTTTGCACCATCAATAAATTGAAAGTCTTCTAACACTACACTGTTGATTCTTAATGTGTGGTTTCCTGGTGCAATAGTTTTTGCCATTCCACCACCATTGTTCTCATTTACTAGATCTTTTGTACTTAAACCCATTTTGTTTGTTTTTTATTATTTATAAACTTTATTCCAGTAAGTCTTTAACTTACCATCTTTCATTTCAGAAATTATTATTTCTTCATTCTGCAAGTGCTCTGGTCTTGCACCACAAGTCACTTCTTCATTAGTTTTAAAGCTAAGAATGGTTTCATTACCCTTTCTATACATATAACCAATTGCATCTGCGTTAGCACAAATTAGAGATTTTATTTTGCCCGTCAAATCTATATTTGCAGACATAACCATCTCTCCTTTATCATCTACCTGCTTGTCTTTAATGTGACCAGATAAAATAATATGGGGAGCTAAGGTATCAATAAAATCTAAAACTTGAAAGAATGCTTGCCTAACATATAAGTAACCCGCACCATTAGGCAATGTAAGAATACTGTCTCCAGAATAATTCTTACCCATTGGTGTTTGCTTATATAAGTTAATTGCAAGTGGCATAACCATATCTTCCAAAGCTGTCACAGTATCAATAGTAATATATTGATATGGATAACCAGCTTCTTTGATTGCTTTGCCAACTTCTTTTAGCTCTTGAAGATTATTAGCTTTGACTTTCATGGCTTCAACATAGTCTGCACCATTTTCTAAGTCAATAATTAAATTATCATCAAGACCTGCAAATGCAGTTGTCTTACCTGTTTTAGGCTTTGAATACACAATTAATCTTTTAGGATTAACCCTTTCAGCTTTTACTTTTTTAGTTGGAAGTACTATACTCATCTTACTTTAATTTTTGTGCTAGTTTTTGAAAACCTTCAGCAATTTGCAAAAGAATAGCTGATACATCTTCATCAGTTTCTTGAGTCTTAAGCTTAGGAACAAACTCTTCTTCAAAATCTGGAAACACACTTAGCTTCTTTTGTTCTTTTGGCTCTTCAGTTCTCTGTGTCTCATAGCTATTGTAAGGAATTTCTTCAGACCCTTTGTTTACACAAACAAGTTCTGAAGTTGGAATAACATATGCAGAATATTCCTCGCCTCTAGAATTTGTAGAAGTCTTAACTTCATACTCTTCCTTAAAATAGGGATTGTATCTTTACTTGAACAGTGGTCTCTCCCAAAACATAGGAACCATATTTATCTCAGCTCCTCTTGCATCCCTCTCAATGTCCACTAATTCTACATAGATATCAGTTCCCTTGTTTAATTCATTCTCAAAAAACTGAATCTGTCTTCCAAACTTACCCTTGCTATAGAATGCAGTCTTTGCTGTAAACTGATAACCACCGGTTAGCTTTTCTAAAAACTTAGAGTGATGTTCCATCAACTCTCTTTCTTTGTCTTTTCTGTTATACATAATTTTTAATTTTAATGTGATGTTGGTGGTGGATCAACTTCCATAATCCTCATGACATTTCTATCTAACTTGAAGAAGTTCATACCCATAAATCCATTTCTAGACTTTAGTATGTGAAATACTAGTAAATCTGGATCATTAATAATATACCTCTCAGGTCCATAGAATTTAATCCTTCTATTAGCAGGACGGTTAATCCCAAGCACTACATCAGCATGTTGTAATAAAGCATCAGAACCATATAAATCAGAGTCAAGAATATAGTTTCCATATGAACCATCTTTAGCTCTTTCTACAGTTTCAACATTTCTGTTTAACTGACTAAGAACTAAGAATGCCACAGGAAACCTCTTCTTTATTTCTGTAAGGGCTTCACCTAAACCATAGAGCATCTCAAACTTATCCTTCTGCCCCTTACCAACCTTAAATAAAGCTGAGTGATCTATAGTAACTAAAGTGTTTGTAAATCCATCTTCACTTTTATGCTTCTCCATATAAGCATGAATAGTAGCACACATCTCATCCACTGTACATGGATCATACACCACATCTACTATATCATAACTTGATGTGCTTTCATAAAAATCTACACACTTTTGAAAAATACGTTTGTCAACAGGTTTATCCTTACTCATCAGAGTATTATAATCAGAACCAACATTCATAGACAATTTTCTAATACCATTTGTCTCATCTAGCATCTCAAACTGAAACTTTAGTATTCTAAACTTTTGGTCAGGATTAATCTTTATGACATCATTAACCAATTGCTCCATAAATAAAGTCTTACCAGTTCCTGGCCGAGCACCAACAACTGTAATTGTTCTCCATTCTAGACCATCACAAAAAACATTATTAAAATTCACCCAAGCTGTCTTCAATGATTTTAATTCACCATTGTGTCTAGCTTTCATTTTATAGAGAGCTTTTTTAAGAGCGTCTCTTTCACTCACAGCCTTTAAGGGGCTAGCATTATTATACATATTACATTGATTACTTTAGAAAATCCTCATCAATGGTGGTCTTAATTTGATCATATATCCAATGAGATAAGGTTATTAAACCTTCTATAAGAATATACTTCCACACACTGAGTTCCACGATAAAGTTATTAATTATTAAATATAAACAGATACTGCCTATAAGTCCAAGGAATAACTTTTTTAAGTTTACTACTATCAAAACAATCTTTCTTTTATAAATATTACTTCATCATCTGGTTTGTTTATAATCATCTCACAGTAATCAGCTAAATCTGAGTCCCAAGTCTTGTCTGTGTTTTGCTTTCTAATAAAATATTGAGATGTTCTCATATATTGATAACTAATCTCTCTGTATTCTAACACATACTTCTTTGTTGCCAGTAAAACTACTTCCCAGTCATAATCATAAGTTTCAAAGAACCATCTAAATGCATTCTCTAAGTTTTTAGGATTAGATCTTGCATACTTACCACTAGATAATTTGATACTAGGAAATATATCAGAATATTTCTTAATACTATCTTCAAAGTTATCTCCCAGTAAGTTTTTAGATGTTTTCTTTTTAGACTTCTTAAAGAAGCCTTCAATTTCAGTAGTAAAGATAATGCTTTTATCTGTTAATGTCAAGTCCTCATTTATCCAATTTTCAGATATTAGTCTCTTAGTTTCTAACTCCTTGTTTACAAATGAAGATGGTATCATCTTATTCTTTATACAATGTAAAACATAATAACTATTGGGCGTTATTTTCTCCCTAACAAATTTTAAAAATATATCTTCCATACTACCAATTAATATTATATCCTGTTGTTTCTGAAACTAGATGTTGTACTCTTAGGAATGCATTATCTGAGTTCCACGCTTTCTGTTTGTTATAAGCTGCACTTGCCGGATGGCTTGCAAATACTTTGTGGTTATTATCCCCAACATAGTCTGCCCACTCTTGTGCCTTTTTACCTAGGTAAAGATATGTAAGTTCTTTTTTATTATGATTTAAGTGATCAAATAAAAATCCAACAAATCCTTCCCATACATGATAGTGCTTTCCTATTTTACCCACCTCAGTTGTGAGAGATGTATTAAGCATTAGTATACCTTGGTTTGACCATCTGGTTAAATCAACATTTGTAGATAATTGCTCACCATTATAGATAGTTCTATTGATCTCATCAAGCATATACCGTAGACTAGGCTGCAATGCATTTGTCTTACTACAACTAAATGCAATACCATCTGCTACACCTAATGTAGGATATGGATCTTGACCCACAACTACTAGTTTTAGTTCATCATAGGGACATTCTTCAAATGCTCTAAACACATCTTTCAATCCTGGAGTAAATCTCTCTCCACTGGTTGACATTCTATACAATCTAGTAAGTAACTCTTCAAAATCACTGCTAAATATATAAGATTTAAACACAGTACCCCAACCACTTGGTTGTAGTTTTTCAAATATTTTTTGTTTAAGACTATCAATTTCTAATTCTATCTTCATTTTTTATTAAATTTGTTAAAAGATTAATACTATGGCTATCAAGGTAAAAGAAATAAAAGATGATGCTCTAATGGATATTAAAGTTAACAAGAACTTTTATTTAATGTCCAAGGATGCTTTGTATACTATTTTCAAACACTTACTTAGTAATGAAAGTGAAAAAGAAAATCTACAAAACATTCTCACTAAACAGTTCAATGAACTAACAGAGTTTGAGAGAGCATTCTATACTCTGACTCTTCTTGTATCTGAAATAGAGAAACAAGTACAGGCAGATAGTAATTTATACACTGAGAAAGAAGTTCCTGAACCAGGAGACCCTGACTATGTTGAGCCTAAGCAAGGTTAATATTTAAATCTCTGCCAAGTTCAATAGCAGATTCTATTGCCATTGCTAATTCTTCTTTACTACATTCTTTAAAAGACTTACAGTATTCTGCACCACCTCCGTCATAACAGAGACCAGAATGCTGTTTAACTATAAATTTCATCTCATCAAATGTATAGCCAGATTCTTTGGCTAATTCTCTAATGCATGCGTGTATCTTAGCCAATTGTGCTAAGCTACCATTGTCTGAAGTCAGTCCCATAAAGACCTCAACTTCCTGACCCTCTTGAAGTTTATCAAGAAATAATTGATAAGAAATCTTTGTGCTTTCATTAATATGCACTAAATTTCCATTCTTCTTTGTAAGTTTGAAACTAAACATATGATTATTTTTTGTATATTATAATGTACTTATGGCAGACAGATCACTACCCAAACAAACTAAAGAGACAACTAAAATTATTTTAGAATATCTCGAAAAGTTTCCTAATTCACCAAGTAAAACTCTAGCAAAAAAGATTTATTCTGAAAATGAAGCTTACTTTGAGAACTTTGAAAATGTATACTGTAGGCTTAGATACCGCAGAGGTCAAATGGGAAATTATCATAGAAAACACTTAAAGAATAGAGAGTTTCAAAAAGAACTTAAAACAAATGTAATGCAAAATTTTGTATCCCTACCAACATCCTTATCAGAAAAGAGAGGAACATTTACATTTCCTACAGGATGTAGAAAACTTGGTGTTATTGGAGATCTCCATATACCATATCATGATGAAGATGCTATAGAAACTGCTTGTGATAAAATGGAAGCAGAAGGCGTAGACAGCATCTTAATTAATGGAGACTTATTAGACTTCTATCAGCTTTCTTTTCATGAAAAAGATCCAAGAAAGGTCCATTTTAAAAATGAAATAGAAGCAGGTAAACAGTTCTTTGAATACATCCGTTCTAGATTCCCAGATATTCCTATTTACTTTATACCAGGTAACCATGAGAATAGGTTTGAAAGATACCTTAGAATAAAAGCTTCTGAGTTACTTGACATGGATGAATTCAGGTTAGATGTAATCTTACATGTTGCTGAATACAAAATTGAGTATCTTCCATTCAGAACCAAAGTTATCTTTGGTGACTTCCTTATAGAGCATGGTGATAAGATTCCTGGAGCAGGTGGTGTAGTACCAGCAAGAACTGCTTTAATGAGACTTAAAACCAATTGTATTGTAAATCACTTTCATAAAAGTTCTCAAAGCTCACAAAGAGTTTATGGAACTGGTGAGTCCAGTACAATAAGAGCATATAGTCTTGGATGTTTATGTGAACTAGCACCAGACTACATGGAAATAAATGAATGGAACCATGGGTTTGCTATTCTAACAAAAATTGATAATTTAGTGTCTGTAAATAATTACAAAATAGAAGACAACACAATTATCTAATGTTCCTACCAATAGTACTAAAAGACAAAGATGGAGAATATATTGAGCATCTCAATATAACTCACATTACCAGAACCTCATTTGTTAATGTAAGGAATACTGATGCAGGTACTAGAATCCATTTAAGAACAGGAGAAGTTTTAACAACTCCCGTTCCTATGGATATAGTTCAAACTGAAATAGATGATTGTTATAAGTCTGCTGCTGCTATGATAATGTTTAACATCCTAGCAGAAAAAGCACAACTCACTAAAATTACTGATGATGTTGATATCCTTGGTGGACAGCAACCTGAATCAGATGCTCTATAGCATACCTGTTTAGTTCAGCTTTAGTATCCCAATCAAAGTTATATACCTTCCATTCACCATCTAAGCTTTCATCACTTGCTGATGAAATTAAACTTAAACCTGGTAGTAAATCTAGCATATAATAATAATAATCATAACCATTCTGGCTTTCATCATCTGAGACTTCTACTTTATCAAAGCC